TGTTTATAAAATAATTAGCGAGTTTGTAGTTAAGTATAATAAACCGCCAACTACCGAGGCGCTGGGTATTACATTACAAAACTCTAATTTACCTGAGGGTACTTTCAAAGAGACGAGTGAGTTAGTAAAAGAGTTAGATATATTTGAAAAGCCGAATCAAGATTGGCTGTTAGACGAGACTGAAAAGTTTTGTAAAGATAAAGCCGTTTATAATGCCATTCTTCAATCGATTGGTATCATGGAAGGTAGAGATAAGAACTTTAGTAAAGATGGCATACCATCATTGTTACAGGAGGCGCTAGGTGTCTGCTTTGATTCTTCCGTGGGTCACGATTATTTCGAAGATTCTTCTGATCGGTTTGATTTTTATAATCGGGTGGAGTCTCGCCTTCCGTTTGATCTATCGCTATTCAATAAAATCACAAATGGAGGCCTACCAAACAAGACGCTTAATATTGCTCTGGCTGGTACTGGTGTGGGTAAGTCTCTTTTCATGTGTCACATGGCTGCTGCGAATCTGGCTCTAGGTAAGAACGTTCTCTATATTACGATGGAGATGGCAGAGGAGAGGATTGCCGAGCGTGTTGATGCTAACTTACTAAACGTTGAAATCGATCAGTTAAAGAACTTACCTAAGCAGATGTTTGAAGGTAGGATTAGTAAGATTAACGGTAAATCTCATGGTAAGTTAATTATCAAAGAATATCCTACCGCTTCTGCTCACGTTGGTCATTTTAAGGGTTTATTGAACGAATTATCGCTAAAACGTTCATTTAAGCCAGATGTTATCTTTATTGACTATTTGAATATCTGCGCATCCTCTAGATTCAAGCCCGGTGGCGGTGTCAATTCTTATACATATATCAAAGCCATTGCTGAAGAGTTGAGAGGTCTAGCTGTAGAATTTAATTTACCTATCGTCTCCGCTACACAAACTACGCGTTCGGGTTTCTCGAATACAGATGTGGAGCTGACCGATACGTCCGAATCCTTCGGTTTACCCGCCACGGCAGATTTTATGTTTGCCTTAATAAGTACAGAAGAGCTCGAAGGTCTCAATCAGATCATGGTCAAGCAGTTAAAAAACCGGTATAATGATCCAACATTATATAAGCGGTTTATGATTGGTATTGATCGTGCGAAGATGCGACTTTATGACTTAGAGGATATTGCGCAAAGTAACTTAGCTGATTCCGGTCAAGATGATAACGAGAACAGCAACTTTGGTATGTCTAAAATGTTTAAGACAAAGGATTTCTCCGGCATAAAGGTATAAATAAATTAAAAGGAGGTCCTATGTATCTTGCAACAGCCATAGATCAAGTTTTAGAAGATAAGAAATCTAAGCTTTTAGGACGTCCTACTTATTACCAGATTGCCGGAACTTTAACGCGCGGCTATAAAAGAGCCAGCATACCGTTTAAGTTTAGATTCGAAACATTCGATGATTACGGTCCTGATGATCTATCTGTCTCCGGTCTTTACGACATGGAAGAAGATGTTAAATATATCATACTTAATTTTCCTAAAGAACAAAAGCATTACTCTATTACCAATGAAAATTGGAGAGAGTTTAAATTTGCTGTGTCCCAGGTTTGCCAGCATGAAACGATACATGAGTTACAATGGCAGAATAGGGAGACAGATGGTGAACCATGTGCAATCGATTTCCGTAACTTAACGGGTTCAATATCAGAAGAAAAAGAGTATCTTGCTGACATTGATGAGATAGATGCCTACGGTCACGATATTGCTATGGAAATTAAGTACTGCTATCCTAAAAAAGATCCTTACGAAATTTTAAGAACCATTGATAAAAGAAAGAAGCTCTGGTCTTATAACTATTATAAAAAGATATACAAAGGAGATGATTGGTCAAGAATAAAGAAGAGGCTTCTAAAGAAAACCTTTCAATGGATGCCTTATGTTACAGTATAATCGGAAAGGTTTAAATGAACGATGCACTGCTCAGTGTGGGAGATGTAATTCAGATCGCCCTCATGCTTGCGGCCTGTTACGCCTGTTACTGGAAGGGGAGATACGAGGGTATTGAGGAAACCGTAACAGAATTAATAGATAGGGGTCTACTAGATGTAGAGGAACTAGAGAAAGAAGAGCCGTAAGGCTCTTTTTTTATGGACGTAACGTAATCATCCAAAAGTTGCCAGTAACACCGAAATAGGTTATAATAACATATGTTTAAAAGGAATACATTATGACTCAAACAAATTCACGAGCACGGGTTAAGCAAGATATGGTGGGCGGTGAGGGTATGATATTTTTGTTTAGTCAATATCATTCGGCGACTTTGGAAAGCTTTCGAGTAATCTGTAAGGAGCTGATAGAGCAATCCTCTGGTAAGCGTACAACCAAAGATAAGTTCATCTACGAGTTAGAGCGAGCAACGTCTAAGGATGTTATGGTTACCAAGGTAACCAACTATCTGATGGCAGGTCAAGGCCTGGGCGTTTGATAGTATTTTTTATATTATGAAAGGCATTGATATGTTTACAGTAGCAGGTGTTTCCCGTAACGACGGGGTGATTAAGGTTCGTTTCTGTTCTGATAAGGTTCTTCGAATTAAGAACTTGCAAAAGCAGGGCGATACTGATATCGATTTGATTGAGCTTCCCAAGCCCATGACCAAACCAGAAGCATGCCAGTTTCTGTTAGATCAAGATCAGTTTGTTGCTTATGCATCAGACATTATCGAGATTCTGGGAAAGAAAGAGTTGACGAAAACTGTGAAACAGCCTATAATCAAGGCTGCGAAAGAGGAAGTAGTTGATCTAGAGCTTGAGTCAATCAAAGAACTAGCAGAAGCTTAATTCTCTGTTACGAGGGAAAGACCGCCGCCCTCGTAACTTTTTCTATGGTGGGGCATTTCTATATTAAGGAAATATTATGTCTTTGCAAAACAGTGTACTTAAAACTTTGTCACATGGCCGTCAATTTACCGCCGGTCAAATGGCAGGTTTGTTTGGTACTACAGAAACCTCTGTGGCCGCTCGTATCTCCGAGTTGCGCGCACAAGGTTATTCCATCTATAGCAATACTGCTAAGAATGGTAAAACTGCATACCGTCTGGGTACGCCCTCACGTCGTATGATTGCCGCCGCTTACGCAGCCGTTGGCAGCTCAGTTTTTAACTGATGTGACTTGAACGGTCTCTCCTAAGGGACGCCGGATATCGTAACCGGCATTAATTTATTATGGAGTCGTTATGCCTTTATTTGTTGTAGATGCTATTCAGATGTTTCGTATCAGATACGTTATCGAATGTAAAGAAGCCGAACATGCCGGTGATACTGTTACCATGAATCAAGCCGAGCAGTTCAGTCAGATGAATCTAGGTGAACGTATTCTAACGACTAAAGAAATTACCTATGAAGAGTTTCGTAGGATGAATAAAGCTATAGAAGAAGACCATGGTGATGGTACCTCTTTTCAAGCCGAAACCGGTTCGCCCTGGATGGGTGAGAAGTTGATTCACGTGGTTAATTATGATAAGGAGACTAAGGAATGAATGTTCTAGCACAAGTACAACGTCAACGCGTTCGATTTAGCCCTGACGATAAGAAGCATATCGATCAATATCGTAACTTTGTAGTTAATCGAAAATGGGATAGCCCAGGTTGCCCGTTCGAATTGCAATGGCCATATCTTAGTATTCCTGATATGATTAAAGATAAGATCATTAATCATTACTTAAAAATCTAATTTTGTATAAATAATCCATAATATTCAATCGGAGTTAGTATGGAACAAAAGAAAACATCATTAATTGAAGCGGCTTCAGAATTCTTATCACGTGATACGTCTTCTAAAGTAAGTCAAACTCTTAATGAAGAAGAGAATGATGAGGTTACCAAACGAGTCAATGCCAAGCACCCTGACGTAGGCCACATAGTATCAGAAGGTCCCCATCACATCTATGCTGCAGAGAAGGACAGAGGTATTAAATATGTTCATCATAATTCTTCTACCGGTAAGACCACAAGTCTAGGTGTCCATGGGCGCAACGCCACTGAAAGTAACTATTCGGATATGAGATCAAAAATGGAAGATCATGGTATTAAAATATCTGATAAAACTGATAAGAGATTAGTCGACTTTCACGATAGTACTATTTAAAGTTTTTTTACTTTATCAAGCCCCAGTTCTGCTGGGGTTTTTTATTAGATAAATATAATAAACTTTAAGGATCTATAATGACTGTAGGTGCAGGTGGAGTAGCATACGAGAATAAAGTATTGAGTGCTTTAAAACCACAGATTAAATTACTGCCGAATATTGAAATTAAGCAAGGTACCTCTACGGCTGCGTTTGCTGCAAATGAGCCTGACTTGCAGTTAGTAATTTTCGGTACACCAGTTAATATTGAAATTAAACAAGACTCCAAAGCTCAAATGGGTGGGGGGTCTTTTAACTTTGATCTTAAAACTGGTAAATTTTTTAAATCAGCCAAAACAGAAATGGATGCTGATGTTGAAAAAACTATTTTAAAGTTATTAAATGCTAAAAAGAAAAACGTGGTAGACGTTTTAAATTTTGCTAAGAAAAACGATTTACCGGGGTTAAGTAAAGACGTAAAAGGGTTACCTCTTAGAGCATCCAAGGATACCTGGGAGGCAATTACTAAAGCCCGGCTACTGGTACCGCTTAATACTATTATAGAAACAGATATTGACTTCTTATACGATCATTATGAACATAAAAATTGTTTCTATATTCAAATGGGAAATGCCGGGCTATTTTACCTTAAACGTAATCCTTTGAACTTACCAGTCCCACAATTAAGTTCAAAGTTTAATGTTGAACTTAGACTAGGTAGATCAGGTTCATCATATGTTGCAGCTGTTAAAACTAATGTAGCGTCGGGTAGTATTAGAGCTCAAGGCCGGTTAAATGGTAAGGTAAGTTCCCCTTACTCATTAGATAAAACAAATGACTTTACTAAACTCTTTGGTGCATTATCTAAAAAAGATTTGCAAAAATATAAATGATGCAATTTAACTTATATCTTACTGAAGCTTCAGAAGAAAAACTAACGCATTTAGAGCATGCAGAAGACCATGTCATTAATGATGGTATGGAAGGCTTTGCCCATGCCTATCATAATTTAGAAGACGTTAAAGACCAAGTTAACGGTAAGAAGAATAAGACTAAGATTGCAACTAAGTACGATGGTTCACCTTCTATTGTATTCGGGCATCACCCTGAGACAGGTGCTTTCTTTGTTGCATCTAAATCGGTGTTTAATAAAGATCCTAAGTTAAACTATACACCAGAAGATATCGAAAAGAATCACGGGCATGCCCCTGGTCTAGTTCAGAAGTTAAAACAAGCATTAGAACATCTACCTAAAGTAACACCTAAGACAGGAGTCTATCAAGGTGATGTGATGCATTCGGGTATCAAGTCAAAAGATAACCCGCACGGTGATGTTGTAAATGAAGGTGGTAAGTATCACTTTAAACCTAATACCTTAACGTACTCTACAACTCATAGTTCGGCAGAAGGTAAGAAGGTTGCAAGTTCTAAGTTTGGAGTTGCCGTACATACTGCCTACGAAGGTAATACATTAGCAGGAATGAAAGCACAATACGGTGCCGATCTTTCTCACTTCCCTAAGCATCCAGATGTCCATGTTATAAGTACTGTAGACGATGTTCATAAGGCCGATCTGAATACAAACCAGTCACATACGTATGAACATCATATGACCCAGGCAAAACAAGCCTTTAACAGTACCGATAAAAAGCACTACGGTGCTATAGAGGGTCATCAAGAACATTTGAAAACTTACATTAATAAGACCGTAAGAGATGGTACCAAGCCATCGGTTCAAGGTTATTCTGAACACTTAAGAGATCGGCATCTTAAAGATATTGCTAAGGTAAAGACAGCAAAGGCTGTTGGTACTAAGACCGATAAGATGCAAGAAGATCTAGCCCATGTAAATAAACATTCTGATAAGTTTCAGAAGATCTTAGATATGCATCATCACCTACAGGCTGCTAAAGATCAATTGGTTCATTCGTTGTCTGCTAAACCTAAGTTTGAACATTCGATACCTGAACCAGGTTCAACTAAGATCACCGGTGGTAAGCCGGCTAAACCTGAAGGCTTTGTCGTTATCAGAAATAACAGACCGACTAAGTTTGTGGATAGAGCAGAGTTTAGTAGAGCAAATTTCGCTGCTAGACCAAGGTAATTCTCAACCGCCCACATATGGATTATACAGGCAAGGCAACTAAAAATCAATGAAAAGTATTAAAGAAAAGCAGATTTTGGTAAAGTGGGCTAAAGCTATGAACGAGCCCGTTGACCCTGCTTTGGTTGAAGAGGTAGAGCGCTATACTGCGTTACAAGAGAGTGTAGCAGCATCGGTTAAGACTAATATCTTTTCTGATCTAGCTGATGCCGCAAAGAATGAACCACCAAATGTTCGAGCCCAGATTATTGCATTTCCAGTCCCCCCGTCTTTGGATGAATTAGAGCAATTACTAAGAGAGACAACTGATGAGTTGGTTCAAGCACAGACACCCCAAGAACTGACCCTTACCGAAGAAGCACCCGCACCCAGTACCCCCGTTACCGAAACCTTAATTGATAGAGCGGTAACTCACATTGCTAAGGAGGTTAAGAGTGAAGAGACATCTTATCAACAACCAGATGCTGATTCTTCTGGGCGCTCGGTCAATGATATTCGTAAAAAGTTAAAGTTCTTAGAAGACTGGATTTCAAAGATATCGTTAACTGGTCCCGGAGGTGGGGCCGGGGATGTAATTAACTTAGATCACCCAGTGAAATTAATCACAGGTGACTATACAATTACAAGAAGAGATTACTACATTGGAGTTAATGCGGCAGCCGCAGTTAACATTACTTTAGTAGATGCTGTGGGTCATCCAGGTAGATTGATAGTGATTAAAGATGAGTCTGGTAACTGCTCAAACAACCCTATTACGGTTAATGGAACAGTAGATAATGATCCCGGAGGCTTTATTCTTCAAATGGATAATGGGGGCATACAAATGATATACCGAGACGGTTGGAGAATAATTTAATGACATATTTGTTCAGTGGCAATTCCACTATTTCTAATGAAGTAGAAGTTAAAAATGATACGGGTAATGCTCTACCGGTTGTAGGTAATGTTTGGTTGAATAACAATACTTCAAGAGTAACAATATTAAATCCATTACCAGTTACGCTGGGTAGCTCTAATATTACTATTATTGGTAATACAAATATTATTGATACTGTTACAGTTGCAAGTACCCCTGAAAATCCTGTACATGTACACGTAACAGAAATCGGTTCATCTGGCAACATACTTACCTCGTTCATGCCAGTTGGAGGAAATGTTTATTTAAACAATAATTCATCAACAGTAACTGTCTCAAATCCACTACCAGTATCAGCTACTATTGCTAACATAATTACTGTAATTGCAGAAGAGGCGGCAGGTAATTTATTTGCTATTAATAATCATGCAATTAATACAAACCGTGGTTGGACAATGGATGAAACCATGCGACCGGTCATAAGTTTCAGGGTATCCAATACTAGACCTATAACTGAACTTACCGAAATTTTAGAATACGAGATCGGTAATAATAACGCAAATCAAAGTACAATAGTATATGAATGGTATGAGGGGGAAATTGCAATCTCCGGCGCAGCTATCCCAGCATGGACCTCTGTAGGCAATAGAACTGAATATAGAATTTATCAAGACAAAAACAGTTCCAATCAGGGTAATACCTTTACACCAAATGGTGCATATATGAGACACTCGGGTATTATTATTGGAAAAAACTCAGATGCAGATGAAGGTCCTGCAACATTGTATGGTGGTACAACACCAAACATGTTAACTCTTTGTATGAGAAGAGT